TTCACCTATAGATTCGTTTGTTCTTGATCCGAATCCGAATGTAGATGAATCAAATGTTTTTGTTCCATAAGATTTGGATTCAAATATTATGTAATCCATGTTTTCTGGAAAATTTTCTGGATAGGATAATCTATCTAAAGATCTTACTGATGCAGATTCTGCTTTAATTTGTTCTGATAACGCAGAAAAAGCATCGGTTACATCAGTTAAACCAGATACTCCATCATTTATAGTTGCTGGTTCTTGTTGATCAGGATCTTGGTTGTCTTTAGAATCTTTTTCATCTGCATTTACTACCCCCTTTCCTTTTGATATTAATGTTATTTGATTTGGGGTCGGTAGTTTACCATCATTTTTTTCTGCATACACTGTTTTTATAGTGCTTTCTACCGAAGAATTTAATGCGCTAGTATAATTTGAATCTTCTTCTAAATCTTTTTTTACACCCAAATAATCGTTTGCTGCATTTGGTCCTGGTTCCCATGTATCATCCTTTTTTTCGGCAAGAGTTTTGTTAAGATCTACATCCAACAACCCACCAAAAGCCGCGTAGGTTCTTTGTACCAATACTGTTCTTCCAGTATCTGGAAAAAATACCGTTGATACTTTTGCACCAGTATTTTTTAATGGTCTTGGTTTTGATACCCAAGCCTTTTTTCCGTCTATAGTTACTTCTTTTGCTGCTGGTTCAGCCATTTTTAATTGCCTTTAAAGTTTTGTTCTTTTGATCCATAAGATTTATAGATCCTAGTTCCAACTAACATTTTTCTAAATGTTTTGTTTTTTTCTTTCCAAACATCAAATAAAGGAAGATCTCTTCTTTTACCATCTTTTATAGAGATCAAATTTTCTATAGGTAAATTTGATGCAACTTCCCACTCATCAAATGCAATATCCAATAATAAACCATCAACTTGTGATATTATATATTTAGATATTGTATTATACGGTAAAGTAATTTTATCGTTTTTTAAATTATCTATTACATATTTTCTTTTATTTGGATGTATTAGGTGTAAATTGCATCCTGTAAATTCTTTACTATTAAACTTGATTACATATACTAAAGGAAAGGGGTCAAATATACTTACATTTTTTTCTTCTGTTTTGTATTCAAATAAGTATATGTGACCAGTTCTTGGATATCTTCTTAATACATTTTTATCTTGATTTTCTTCTTCTTCTGTAGAGTCTAATTTTTCTTCAAGTATTAGTTTATTTTCTCTACCAATATATTTTTGAGTTAATCTTTTAAATGCTCTCCTATAAAAGAAAGGAGACCTTCCTTCTTCATACTGCACTTCTTCTCTTAGATCTTCGAAAAGAGTATTTTTTGGCATTTACTTTATACCTAGGTTATCTTCTGTTATTATTTTAAATTCCAACAATCTATCCTTACACCATTCATCTGCTGCTTTCCATTTTGCTTGATTTATGGCATAAGTTTTGCATTCATGTATAAAAGATTTTGTGACTCTTGATTTTTTTACTGGTGCAATAGTTTGCCTTTTGGGTTTTATTTCGACAACATAGGTTTTTATTGAACCTTTACTCTCTTTAACTTTTATAATAAAATCTGGAAAATATCTATGGACTTTGTTGTCTATTGGAGAGACGTAAGGAATAAAGAATTCTTCACTTGCCCATTCTATTATATTTTCATTTAAGTCACAGTAAGAACAAAATTTTCTCTCCCAACTACTCCTACAAATAATATTGTTGGGATTTCCCTTATATTTTTTGGGATATGAAGGTTTATACTTACTTTTAATACTTTCGTTCATTAAGTTGTCTACATATAATATAACGTATACACTTGTATTTAGATGTCAAATATACCAGTAAATCCTGGTGTTAATATGAGCACTCTTAAGAGCAGGATATTGAATCCAGCTCTTACATCTTTTTATAGTGTTGATATTGTACCTCCATCAAATTTATTAAGTCAGATAAATTCTGAATTGGGGTTAGACTATGATAAAGAACTATTTGAATTGACTTGTATAGAAGCTTCTTTACCAGGATCTCAACTAGCGACAATAGATATTGATAATGATTATATGGGAGTTTCCCAAAAAAACATTTATAGAAGAATGTATGATAATTCTATAGATCTTACTTTTTTAGTTACTAAAGATAGTAACTACCAACAAATTAGATTTTTTGAAATGTGGATGAAGTATGCTTCTGGTGAAGATATTATTGGTAGAATGGATGGTCCAGATTTTTATACTAGGATAAGATATCCTACAGACTATAAATCTGAGATTAGAATTGCAAAATATGAAAGAGATTTGGGATCAAAAGTAACTTCGGGATCTAAAGAGTTTTTAGGATATTATTTTACAGAAGCATTTCCATTATCAATATCATCTATGCCAATTAGTTATGATGCATCTGATACCTTAAAAGCTACTGTTAGTATTAGTTATAGTAGATATTATATTAAAAGAGAAGTTTATAGTACTGAGTTATCTCAACCACAAACTGATAGACCTTCAACTCCAGGAGTAGATGGAGAAGAACAGAGCAATTCTTGGAGATATAGTCAGCAACAACTTGAAGATGCTAGAAAACAAGCAAGAGAGAACTCTTTAAGACAATCTGCTCAAAATAGGGATGCTGCTAGCGCACCTAGGGGTTCAATTAGACCAAGTGGTAGATAATTTAAAAAATCAGTTATAAATAAATATAACCTGATTTTTATTTTGAAAATTATGCCATTGCCTACAATATCTACTCCAACATATGAGCTTGAAATTCCTTCTACTGGAGATTTGATTGAATACAGACCTTTTTTGGTAAAAGAGGAAAAACTCTTAGTAATTGCATTGGAAAGTGAAGATACCAAACAAATCACTTCTGCAATTAAAAATGTTATAAGAAATTGTGTTCTTACTAAAAACGTAAAGGTTGAAAAACTTCCAACTTTTGATATTGAATATTTATTTTTGAATATTAGAGGTAAGTCAGTTGGTGAAGAGTTGGATGTAAATATTATATGTCCAGATGATAATGAAACTGTAGTACCAGTTAAAATCAATATTGACGATATTTCAGTGAAAAAATTGGATGAACACACAAATCAAATTAAAATAGATGATACCATTGCAATGGAGATGAAGTATCCTTCACTGGATCAATTCATTAAAAATAATTTTGATTTTAATGCAAAAAATAGTATCGAGCAATCTTTTGATTTGATTGCTTCGTGTATAGATCAAATTTACACAGAAGAAGAAAGTTGGGCTGCATCAGATACAACTAAAAAAGAACTTATTTCTTTTTTGGAACAAATGAATTCTGAACAGTTTAAAAAAATTGAGTTATTTTTTGAGACAATGCCAAAACTAACTCACGAGATTGAAATTACTAATCCAAATACAAGCGTTAAAAGCAAAGTAGTATTGGAGGGTCTATCTGATTTTTTCGCATAGCTCTCGCTCACATGGATTTGGAGAATTATTATAAATTAAATTTTGCTCTCTTACAATACCATAAATACTCATTAACTGAAATTGAAAATCTGATTCCATGGGAGAGAGATGTTTATGTTGCTCTATTAGCGGCTCATCTTGAAGAAGAAAAATTAAAGCAGCAGCAGAATGGATCTTAAACCAGACTATATTGAAGAGTATATACCATACGCCACCATTAGTAGGCGTATGGGAATGTGGAGAGCTATAATATTATCTAAACTTGAATATTCAAAATACTTACTTGAAAATACATTCAATGTAGATGCTGATCGAGTAGTTGATATATTCATGTCTTCTTGGGATAAATCCGAAAAAGACTATCCTTCTCCAAAATTTTCAAGACCATCTTCTCCAGAAGAGTATGAGTCATATAATAAGTACATAATTTATCTTTGGGAATATTATGTAAATGATAATGATAAAATAGAACTGCCAGAAGAACCAACTGAATCTACAGAAAAGATAGATTCTTCTACAATCGTTCCTGTAAATAAATCTCCAGATGAAGGAGAAGACAGGATGTATGATGGTGTTCGTGAGGAAGATTTAGTTAATGAGGAAATTGATGAAAGAATTTTGAGAATTCTTGGACTAGAAGATACCTTTGATATTGACTATGCAACTTACAGAACTCTTTTAAAGGAGTATCTGGTTAGAGTTAATATGGGGACTGATTCTCTTCCTAGAGAAGAGCAGATGTTATTGAGGGATGAATATGTTAGAGTTAAAGGACTTGTTGGTAGATTTAAAATCAATAAAAAATATAGGGATCAATTTGGAAGTCCTATAACACTTGCATCAAGTGCAATTATAAATCCAGAATCTGTAAAAACTCCAGATTTAGAGCAGCAAAATCAAAACCAAACTGGTTTTTCTAAATTTGCAGAAGATATTGCAGCAATCAGAGATTCTGTTGCTAACATACTTGAATTGATGCAAAAACAGAATGATTTATTTAAAAAACAGATAGATAATTCTCGCAAATCTTCAGAGAGGGGTAAAAGGCAGAAAAATGAATCTAGATTAGAGTCTATTGGTAAGGGAGCATTAAAATTAGCTAATAAGGTTCTTGGACCAGTAAAAAATATATTTGAGAAATTGCTGAAGTTTATAACTACAGTAATTCTTGGAAGAATTGTATTAAAATTATTCAGATGGATGAGTGACCCTAAAAATAAGGGAAAAGTTGATGCTATTCTTAGATTTTTAAAAGATTGGGGACCTGCTTTAATTGCAGGATATTTGTTATTTGGAACTACAATAGGAAAACTTGTAAGAACTGTTATTGGAACTTTGGTTAAACTAACCTTCACAATATTGCGGAAGGGAATACCTGCTGCTATGAATTTGATTAAGAAGAATCCAAAAGCAGCAGCAGCGGTTGGATTATTTACAGCAGGAGCAACTATACCAATGTTGTTCCCAGGTACTGTTGATTCCGAAGAGAGAAAAACAGAATCTGCTCCTGGCACTAAAGAAGAAAAAATAGAAGCATTAAAAAAACAGAAAGAAAATCTGAATCCAATGCAAAAAATGCAAGGAGTTGGATCAGAAATTGATGAGCAGATTTATAGATTGGAGACGGGAGAGACTAAAAAATATTCTGGTGGTGGAGAGATACCAAAATCACCACAAGAAACAATTTCGAAATTCCCTGGCGGGAAAGTTACTAATCAAACTGGTGTAAGGATAAAGGGTGCAGGAAAAGATACCCAACTTACTGCACTGGAACCAGGAGAGATTGTAATATCAAATTCTGCTGTTAATAAGTATGGTTCTGATTTCTTCTTATCTTTAAATAAATCTGGTGGCGGAACAAATGCTCCTAAAATCGCAAGTGGAATACAACTAGCTTCTGGTGGAGGAATGATAGGTCCTTCTACAAATAATAGAAGTATAATTGAAAATGTAAATAATAATATTTCCAATATTAGTAAAATTAGACCAACTCAAATGGGATTTGATTCACAAAATAATAATATTTCAAAATATTTTGTGAATAATATTCAAAACATATCTTCAAATAATCCTTCATATTTGTCTGATCTAAATTTAACTACTAATAAAAAAGTTGATAATTTTAATGCAGATGTAAATAATACTTTTGAATCGGATCAAGTATCAAATGTAAAAAATATTAGGAATAGTAATTTTATTGGTGGGGATATCTTTAATAATTTATCTACCAATATCAATAATAGAGAAGTGAATAATAGGATAGATACTAATAAATTTGTAAGTTCGGATTATAAAAGTGCTTTAAATAAATCAACATCAGTAATCAATAATATCAATAATCAAGATACTACGACATTATCTGGTAAAGAATCTCTTGGAGGGATTGAGAAATCTTTATCTGCAGATAAGTACATACAACCATTTACAAAAATGGTTTCTGTTGACAATAGCAAACAAGAACAAAATCAAAATATAGTGCAAAGTACAGAATCAAATAGAATTGATTCTGGTAAAGTATCACTTCAAAATAAAAATCAATTTACTTCTTCTACCATAAATCAAACTGCTAATAAAGTTTTACCAGCAACTATCAGTAAAGAAAAGAGTGTGGCAACTCAAACCATTCCTCCCCCACCAAAACCCAAAGTAAATGTGGTACATATTGCAAATGAAGAAATTCAAAAATTAAGATCACAAAAGAGTGTTGGTAAGAGAGATCTTGATACAAGTTTCCCTGCAGTATATCCAAGTAATACTAGATCCATGCTTATACAAACCTATGGAATTTATGGTGTAAGGTAATGGCAGTTATAGATCCCAAAAAATTATTAAATCCATCTAAAGATCCTTCTGCTTCTAGTGGATCTAATACTTTTTATTCTTCTGGTTTTTTTAAAGTTGCTGAAGATATATCCAACATAAAGGAAAATGTAGTAAAAATTGAAGATGTACTTAAAAAAAGTATAAAAATAAATGTAAGACAATTGGAGTTGTCTAGAAGAGATCTTGAAAGAACGCGAAGGAATACTAGAGAAGACAAAAAGGAAAGTAGAAAAAAAGTTAATAAATTTGATAAATTTAGAAAGTTTATTCCTGGTTTGAGTTTAATTGATAGAGCAAAACAATTTTTGGGTTCTATATTAGCTGGATTTTTGGTTCTTAGGTTGGTAAAATTATTACCAAAATTACTTGGAATAATTAAGTTTTTGAAACCAGTAGGTCAATTTATATTTGATTTTGCTGCTGGAATTCTTGATAAAGTAGCAACAGGAATAGAATTTGCTTATAATACTATTGATACAATATCAAACACAGTTAAAAATGTTTTTGGTGAAGATGCTCAGAAAAAATTAAATAACTTTTTAAGTGCTTTTACAAAATTTGCTAACATTGCTATAATTGCAATGATGGTCTCTTCTGGGGGAAGTAATCCTCTCAATAGAAGATTTAACGGACCAGAAAGGAAGGGTTTTGATAGAAGTGGTAGGAGAGTAAACACTAGAACTCAGCAAAGATATAGGCAAAGATATGGTGATAGGGCATTTAGGGAAAGATTTGGTGGAAGGAATTTAGATAGATTAAACAGACCGTCCAGAACACCAACACCAACTGGAGGAGCACCAACACCAACTGGAGGAGCACCTGGAAGAGTACCTCAGAGCGGTGTTCAAAAAGCTGTTCAAAAAGGAGTTACTAAAGTTGCTGGAAAGACTGCTGGTAAAATCGCTGGCAAGATTCCAATTGTTGGTCCACTTATTGATTTTGGTATAAGAACTCTTATATTTAAGGAACCACTTGGTAAAGCAGCTGCAGGTGCAGTTGGAGCTGCTGCTGGACAAGCACTTGGTGCCTGGATAGGAGGTACTATAGGTGGTGTTGCTGGTAGTGTTGTTCCTTTTATTGGCAATATAATTGCTGGTTCTGCTGGAGTAGCTATTGGTTCATTGCTTGGTGGATTGATTGGTGATCAGATAGGCGTAAGTCTTTATAATGTCCTTGTTGGATCTGATTCTAAAGAAGTTCAATCAAAGTCTGGTGGAGGAAGTACAAATAAAAAAGTCAAAGATAATAAGACTAAGACTAAGAAAACAATAAAAGATTTTAAACCAGATGATACTATTCCAGGAAAGAGTATTGGTAGAAACAATTTAAATGAACTTTATGATGACAATTATTCTTTAATAACTGGAATATCTAAAGCATCAAAAAGGTTAAAGAAAAAAGACAATACCTTCCTATCCAAAATTGCGTCTATTGGTTTAGATTTGTCTCTGGGACAAAAACCATCTGATAGATCAATCTCTGATTTATCGGAATCTTTTGCATCAATTATAGATTTTTATAGAGATCCTCTCAATACTACACAAAAACTTTCATCTGGTGGATCTGTAGAGAGTATTGAAACGGAAAGAAAGAAGATAATATTTAAATCATTAAAGAGTAAGTTTAATGATGAAATAAACAATGCTTTTATGGATGTAAAAGTTTTTGGAAAAAAAGAATATGGAATCTCTGATGCATTTACTTCATTTTTTGAAAGATTGACGGGGGTGAGATTTGATAGGGCAACTAGAGGAACTAGTGGAAGAAGAAGACCAGGATCGACACTTCCTTCTGCTGCACCACTGTCTGGAAGTGATAAATTTGCTAGAATATCTGGAACTAGTGGAACTGTAGCATATGGTGGAAGAGAAAATGCTCCATTGACAGTTTCATATAGTCCTTTTGGAAAGGGAGCCAATGCAAGTTTAATATCTGGAAAGGGTTATAGAAGAAGCACTAGGAGCAATCATAGAGGATATGATATTGCTGCACCTTCAGGAACACCTTTATATGCTTATTTACCAGGAAAAGTTACTAGGGCTGCATACGATCGTTCATATGGTTATTATATTGAGTGGAAAGATTCTGTGTATGGACAGACTCATTTTTATGGACACATGGTTGGACCATCCCCATTAAAAGTTGGGCAGGAATTTAAACAGGGAGATTCTCTTGGTAGAGTAGGTAGTACAGGAAAAAGTGAAGGTCCTCACGTCCATTGGGAGATTGGACCACAAGGATCTGAAATTGATCCTGGAAATTGGGTAAATACTCACCCACTTAAAAAAGATAACAAAGCAAATATAGAAACAGCAGATAAAAAATCAACAGCAGATAAAGTTAGTTCCAATGCATCCTATGAACAACCATCAACAACTACTATAGCGGTTGTTGAAAAAACAAAGTATGTCACTATTGGATAATTTGTTAAATACTAATTATAAAGGTAAATTATAATGGCAGTAAATACTCCAAATCAAACTGCAGAATCATCTAATATAACAAAATGTTTAATTTATTCAAACAGAGGTAGTGGATCTCAAGACGTATCTCCTGGAATAGTTGATTTTTCTTATTTTGAGAGTGTTTTAGATACAACTGTTAGATTTTCTATAGTTATAGTAGATACTGGAAATAGTACGGAATCTACAAACAGTGAGGCAGTTTTATATAAATTAAAATTATCTGGATTTGAGAAGGTTGATTTAAGTTTTACTGATAATTTTGATAACAAACTGGATTTTAGTGGAAATAATGCATTATATATTAATAAAATAAGAAATATTATTAGTCACTCTGAGAAGACAATATTTACTATTGATTTGGTATCTAAAGAATATCTTGCTAATGAATTTTTAAAATCCGAAGTTTATCAAAGATTTGATGGTGAGATATCTACTTCAGTTAGATCTATACTTTCCGATATATTAAACACTGAAAAAGATATTATATCAGACCCAACTTCTAATACTTTGAATTTTTATGGTTCTGGAAAAAAACCTTTCACTCTAATAAGTGAAATTGGAACAAAAGGAGTTCCTCAAGGAGGTGAATCTACCGCAGGATATTTTATATTTGAAAATTATAATGGTTTTAATTTTAGATCTATAGATGCATTGTTTAAAAGTCCAGTTGTAAAATCTTTTATATATAATTCTACTACTTTATTACCAAAAGAATATGATGCAAAAATAATATCATATAAGTCTAAAAAGACAATAGATGTACAAGAAAATTTGAAATCTGGTGCTTATGGTGGTAGATTGGAGACTTTTAATCCATATACACACAAATTCAATCCTGTGAGTAAAAATGTTGAAAATGAAGACCAAGAGACTAAAGGTGGATTAGAATTTTCAAAAATATCTCCAGATTTTTCTTTTTATGGTTCATTATCTAGAAGATATTATCATAGAATGGATGTTGGACAAGTTCCATCTGGCAATAAAACTGAACAATTGAAAAATAGAAAAAAGGAAAATCTAAATTCAAAAGATGTTATTGTTCAGTCTGCAATGAGTTATAATAAGATATTCTCATTATCTGTTGACGTTACAATACCTGGAGATTTTTCTTTAAGATCTGGACAACTGGTTTATTGTGATTTTCCAGAACAATCATCAAAAAGGAATATTGAAACTGATAGGGAATTAAGTGGAATATATATGATATGTGATATATGTCACCATATTACCCCAGGTAGTAGTCTAACTAAAATGAATCTAATTAGAGATTCATTTGGAAGAAATCCAAGTAAAGGAGGAAGTTAAATGGAAAGATCAATTGAAGATCATATTGAAAAGGATAAAGAATTGCTTCAAGACCCAACATTGTCTCCGCAAATGCGTCGTCATACTGCAGATGAGTTAAAGCATTTAGAGACTTATCATAAAAATCATCCAGAAGATCATCATGATCCAACAGCATTTGAAATGTATTGTGATGAAAATCCAGATGCTTCAGAATGCAAAATTTATGAAGACTGATTAATCTAATGGAATTATACGGATCAGAACTGTCACAACCATTTAATATTTTAGAAAACACTTTTTGGTGGTGGGAGGGAATTGTTGCGCCAAGAAATTTTTGGTCAACAAATTCTCAGGAAGAAGGTTTATCTTCAGTTCAACAATTAGAAAATTGGGGAAAGAGAGTTAAGGTTAGAATTCAAGGAGTACACCCACCTAGTAAAAAAATACTCTCTGATGATAAACTTCCTTGGGCAGAAGTGAGAATGGGATCTGTTGGTAGTGGTCATAAGGGAACTGGATTAGCGATAGGTGTTACTCAAGGAACTAGGGTTTATGGAATATGGGAAAATCCTTTAACTAAAAGTGGACCAATAATTTTGGGAACCCTTGCAAACAATGAGGATACTCCACTTCCAAAAGAACAACCAATCTCTGATGGTTTTGCATCCTATAGTGGATACAGACCAGAAGATACAGTTTCTGGTCGTGATATGCCTTTATCTCAAGGACAACCTAGAGAATCTATACTAAATCCAAATATTTGGGGATTATCCGATAAATGGATGATGGATGAACCAGCTTTTGGTATTGCATCTCCAACTGATTGTGAAAAAATTCCTTTAGGTTCAATTACAAAGTCCATGCGGGCTTTAATTCAAAATATTGAGAAAGCACAGAACCAAATGCAACTTTGGGAAAATGCAGCTCAGGGGTGGGTTAGTCAAAAACAAGAGTGGATTAGATTAAAGGTACAAAAAGCAACTGAATTTATTAGTAAGGGATTGAAATCTGTTTTTAAAGAAATTAGAAAAGCTACTGAAGAACAGATTAATAAGAAGGTAAAAAAAGTCTATGAGTTAATAAATCCACCAGATAGAGATAAGGCTAAATTGGGGCATGATGCTCTAATGGAGCTTATTACTTGTTTGTTTAATAAAATAACAGGTAATTTAAAGTATTTGATTGGAAATTTTCTTGGAAAAATGCTTGATAGGTATATCAACGTACCTGCTTGTGCTGTTCAAAATTTTGTTGCTAGTTTAATTGGAAATACTTTAGGTGCAGTGTCTAAAACCATAGATAAAGCAATTTCTTCAGTATCTAGTTTGATTGGTGGTGCTTTTAGTCTTGCCGACAGCATTCTTAATCTAATTAAGGCTATTGCTGGATTTTTTGCTTGTGAAGAAGATCAAGAATGTCCAGAGACAACTGAATGGAGTATTTTTGATGGTGCAAAACCAAAACTGTCATTTGACCTTGATAGTATATTAAATGGTGCAAAGCAAGTTGCAAACCAAGCAAAAGGTGTTATTGATGATGGTAGGGATTTGATCGATACTGCATCAGCAGCTGTTGATTTTTCCAATTTAATTAATACTGCCGTTAATTCTGCAAATTCTTGTAATATTGGACCTATATTCTGTGGACCACCAACAGTTACTTTCTGGGGTGGTGGTGGAAGTGGAGCAAAAGGTAATGCTATTATTAGTGCTTCTGGAGATTTGTTGGGTGTAGATCTTATTGCTGGAGGAACTGGTTATACTAAAGCACCTTTTGTTACTATTGAAGATTCTTGTGGTAAGGGTTCTGGTGCAAATGCCATAGCAATTATGAGAAAAGAACCTAGAGGTGGCACTGGTGGTACTGGTGCTGGTGGTGGTGCTGGTACTGGTGGTGGTGCTGGTACTGGTTCTGGTGGTGGTACTGGTGCTGGTGATTCTGGTATAACAACAACTACCAATTTATCTAATAATAATATCGCAGATAATGTTATTAGTACTTCTGGAGTAAGTGGAGATTCTATTGGTGGTATAAACTATACTGGAGAAGAAACTTATACTGTTATTGCTGTTGTTATCGAAGATTCTGGAAGTGGATACTTAGCTTCTCCAAATGGTGATGTTGGTGGAGATGGAAGGGTTTGGGCACCTAAAGATAATACTATAATTAAAACTGAAGATGGTAGATGGGAACAATATTTACCAGGAGCTGCTTTGCCCGAAAGAGATGGTGATTTAATTATTACTCCAGAAGATAAGTTAGTTTTAAATGGATCTGGATCTGAGAATTTAATTGGACCTGGAAATAATGTAGCATCAGGAACTGGTCAAGGTTATAATGATCTTCCAGACAATTTGACATATGATGAAGAAGTTGCTGCAATAAAGGGGATTACATCTATTCCTGGAACTGGTGTTAATGGATCAACAGACTTTAATTCTTTCCCAACCATAAATGTTGGTAGTTATCCAACAAAATTATATCTTTGTGATGTTTATATAAAAAATAGAGGTATTAATTATTCTCCTGGAGATAAAGTAGTTATAGAACCAAATTTTGGAGCTGAGATTGAAGTTGAATATGGACCATTTGGTGTAGTAGATAGATTAAAAATTGTGAATTCTGGTAGTGGATTTACTGAAACTCCAATAATTTATATCCAGTCAGAAACAGGATATAATGCTAAACTATATCCAATATTCTGTGTAAGTAGTGTTGGTGATGGTGACAGTGATGGATTGGGATCTGATCAAAGAGAATTGACTGATGATGAAAAAGAAGGTTTAATTACGGTTGTAGATTGTGTGGGGAAGTTTAATTAATGGCAAAACCTAGAGTACATAATCCAGTAGAACTGGGTAACGATTTTGGTCATATAAAATTTGGTCACATAAATCCAAATAATACCCTTGCGGGGATGTTACTAAGAAATGGTGATCCAGGAAAACCATCAGAGCATTATTCAATGTTCATGTCTAGTGGTATAATGAATGGTGGAACTATAAATCGTTGTCCTGGAGTATATCAAATACATTGTGGAGAAAGTCCAGTAAATAATACATCATTTGTTTTGAGAGCCTCAGATGGTGATATTATCTTACAGGCACCTCTTGGAAGAGTTAGAATAGAAGCAAGAGATATTGATTTAATTGCTACTGGATCCAATAATAAAACTGGATATATTAATATTGAATCTAATGAAAAAATTAATATTAGATCAAAAAATATAGAAGTTAATGGTGATTCTGTTGCTAAATTTATATCGTCTGGTGTATGTGAAATTGTTGGTAATGGAACATTGAATTTTTTTGGTGGATTAATCGATTGTGCAGATTCTTGCACAACATTAAAACCATCTAAAGGTGTATCTTTATTTGAGGGACAACAAAAAACTGGAGGACTACTTTAATGAAAGTACCTGATTTGGAAGTTAAAAAAACATTATATGTTGGTATTGGAGATCCAACTCTTACTTTGGGTAAGGGACCAACTCAAGTTAGAGGTGGAGCTTATTTAGAAGGTCCTGCTGTTTTTGGAGCACCACCACCATTTACGGTGGCAAATGTTGCTATTGCAAAATTAAAAAATAGTGACGTTATTCAACCACCATTTATTCCTGGTGCAATTGCTGGATTCAATCATAGTCCATATTCTCTTGCTGTAGATGGTGATGCATGTATATTTAATAATCTTACAGTTAATCGGCAGGTAGAAGTTGGATCTAATTTGATTGCTCAGGGAGAAGTTGTTGCCAGAGTATTGGGAAGACCACATATTTTATCAATTAAGAAAGATTTTGATATTGCTCACCCAACAAAAGAAGGGTGGAGATTAACACATGCTTGTGTCGAAGGACCAGAAGCTGCAGTGTACCATAGAGGATCTCTAATAAATAATAATCAAATACATCTTCCAGAATATTGGACAAAATTAGTTGATGAAGATAGTATTACAGTTAACATCACTCCCAAAAAGTATCATCAAAATATAATTGTTACCAAAATAGAAAATAATATAATTTATTTGAGTGAAAAAGAAGGTTTAGACATAAATTGTTATTATCATGTTTATGCCGAAAGGATTGATACTGAAAAACTTATAGTTGAATATGAGGGAGATATTGAAGATTATCCTGGAGATAATAATCAAAGATCTATTGTTGGATGGAATTACGACTTAAGAAATTAAAATTATGGCATACTCATTACAACCGAAAAGTAACGGTAAAATTGATTGCGCGGAAAAACCAGTATCTGGGGTAAATAACACTTTTTATGATTGGGTAGTTAAGTTTGAAAATCAGGATTCTGATCCTCTCCCAGCAGATATCCCATTTGTAAAGTGTGATCAGTATAAGTATTATTATATGAAAGTTGGTGATCTTCAGGTTCAGGAAAATGTAACTGCTTTAGGTAGGGTCTTGGCTTCTGAAGTATATTCTGGTGGTGGAGCCCATAGATTATCCGCTAAGAAAAATTTTGATATCCCGCACCCAACTAAAAAAGGTTGGAGACTTAGACATACTTGCTTAGAGGGTCCAGAAAATGGTGTTTATGTTAGAGGTAAAATAAAAGGAGAATCTTATATTACTCTTCCAGAATATTGGAGTGGTCTGGTTGATCCAGAATCAATAACTGTGCAACTAACTTCTATAGGACACTATCAAGAACTTTTTTATGAAGTTGTGGAGTGGGGAACAAAAATTAAAGTATCCAACAATGCTGGAAGCACTATTAACTGTAGTTACTTAGTTCAAGGTGAAAGAAAAGATGGTGAAAAATTAATTGTTGAATATGAAGGTGAGTCTCCTGCAGATTA